TGGCACAGTAGGCGAGATCGAGACCTTCATTATTAGACTACAACCGTGTTTGCGAAAACGATATCGCGCAGGACGTCATCCTTCTCCGTCGCTGACTTCATGTGCTCAACGACCTCAACCAACTGGTCGTGAATCGTCTTCCACTTCGCAGGGTCATTCATGTACTTGGTCGTGCGAGTGCGATGGTCAGGAAACGCCTCGAACAGTTCCGCCTCAAGTGCCCCAGACAACTCCATATAGACTCGCATCTGAATCTCATCATAGAGCGGCACCTGTGGCCACCAACGAGTGCGCGCCTTCGAATCAACGATGCGCTTGTGCTCGTCGACGTAGCCATCCGTGCGACCGATCAGGCGCCATCCCTCATAGATCTTGCGGAACGTGGTCGTGTTGCGGTCCTTGACCTCGACCTTGTGTTCATCCTGGTAAGTATTGAGAATGCTGTTCTCATTGTTAAGTCCTCGCTTCTTCTGAACCGATCCACGAATCTCCTTGGCAACAAGTTCCCGAAGATCATCAGACAACTCAGAGTGACGAAACGACATAATCATCTTCGCCTTCTTTTCGACATCATCAAGGACATCTGTGATATCTGTCTTGCCTACGCAGGCGGTGATCCCGCTTGCAACAAGGTCCTTTACCGGTTGAGTGTAGAGGACCTCATTCTTGACCTTGTAGAGCGGTTTACGATGCTCATCTGACTCGATCTTTGCCATGCGGATCTTGGTTGGAAGGTGCTTTGCGAGGAGGTCATACATGACTTCATTTGGTTGTTGGTAGGGGTTGAGTCCGATGAGTGCAGCGACCTTGGAAGCGGAGATTTCGGGATTGAAGTTTGCCATTGTAACGATGATATACACTCTCTTACAGAACCCAAATCCATTTTAAGCAAAGCTCTGCTTCATACGAACAATCGCATCAATCCATCCAGGCATACCCTGAAGGACATTTGAAACAGCAACTGTGGTACCCGACACAACCGTAGCATCAAACGTAGTGCCCTCACAGACAATCACGATAGCCGCGAGGAGTAGATGTTGTTTAGACTTTGCTTCTGTAGGACTCCATCGCAGACAGTACATCTTGTAAAGGACTTCAATGACGGTCTTCGCGTTGAGTTGCGCCTGCTTTCGAACGGCGTCCCAGAAGATCCAGACTGGGTGTGCTCCGTGGGGTTCTGACACAAACTCATCAAAGCGGTTTGCAAAGATAAGGGGTTGCTTTGTTTGCTTTTTATGCTCTCGGCAATACGCAAACACCCAGGCCATCCAATACAACGCCCTTGTCGCATCACGAACATCGGATCGTAAGCAATAGACAAATTCGTTGAGTGGAACTGCGACTGGCAACGGGTCAGCAGGTCGAAGAACGAGACGCCCATACAACTGGGACGGCGCTTTGAGATGTTCCTGAATGGTCTGAGGGTCAAAATCATGAAGGGGTTTGATTGTTGGAAGTGACGGCAATTTATTTTTGCGACACATGGACAGCGTAGCGGCAACCTCGCAGATGATCTGACGAACGTCTATGTTGTTACGTATGTTTGTCATGTTGCTGATCGAAAAGGCGTGCTCCATCGGAGCATACCGCTCATATGCGTTCGCAAGGTAGAGAAAGACATTAGGGTTTGCACGGTTGATGTGAAGTGCAGCAGCATCAAAGAACGTTGCCCAGAGACTATGGACAAGTCCGGAGCAAAGAAGTTCAAGAGACCAATAACACGCGTAATCTGCGTGACCGAGTTGCACGTTCTGAAGGAGAACCTTCACTACGTGGGATCGTGGGTGACCACAGAATGTTGTTTTTTGAAAATCTGAAACAGAGCGAGGATCTGAAACCTCCATTACTTTCATGTTGGCGGATAAGCGGGTGTGCTAAACGCAGCCCTGCGGCGCATAATGTAGCGTACCACTGTCACGATTGCAACAAGGGTGGCAACAACAATCAACCAGTTGAGAAGAGTATCAAACCAAGAAGAGGATTGCTGAGCAGTCTCGATCTGCTTTTTCTTGTCCATATTCATCTGGTTGCGAATGTTCTCAATCTGCCTCTCAAATGCGGACACAGAAAACCGCAGGTCATCTTCAACGGAAAGAACCTTGTCCTTCACACCCGTCACAACATCAAGGGTCGACTGCTGCTGATTGATGTTATCCTGAAGGAGTTGGTACTGACGCACATACTGGTCAATCGTAGGTTGCGCCTCAACATTTGCGACTCGCTGCTTCTCATCCTGTAACCAGGTATCGCCCTTGACCAGCGTGTAATACGCGACACGCGCTTGCTCATACGAATCAGGCGCTTGGTCACGAATGTTCTCCGCTTCCTCGAGTGACTTGAACGCAGTCCTAATCTTGTCGTGCTTGTCGATCTTACCATTTGCAATGGTCATCTCGTTATCAAAACGACTGACCTCCGCCTCATAAACCGCCTTGTTTGGCAAAGTTAGGTAACTTGCCGCCTCGCCCTGGTACATCGGAACAGGGTTCAGTTGTGCACTGACTTCCTTGTTTCCGGTGTGGACGCATTTCAGAATTGCACCCTCTGAAGATAACTTAAAGTTATGAAGAGAGGGACATGGGAGTATACAAGCGTTTCCGCTTGGGGCCATCACAAACTCAGATGGACAGTTCATTATCTACTACTCAGATAGATTCCCACAGAGGTTCCTACACAGAGAGTGAGGAACACAATGTTCATTGCGTAGGCGGGAGGAAGAAGGACAAACTCCATCAATGCGATAAAGATCGTAAATAGCGCGGTCTGAATAACTGCCATGTTCGGTAGTTTGATCGCCTTTGCTCGGTCTTTGTTAACCGGATTGGGTTGGACATGCGGACGCGGAACCTTAAGACTGTCTGAGACATCTTTCAATTTTTTACTGACATCCGAAGCAGCGCTGAATTCAGCATATTCGGTCTGGATACGATCGTGTTGAGCAACCGTGCTATCTCCCATTATTTAACGGTTGGGAATATAAGACTTGAAGGCGCCGAGGATAGGCATAATGGTTGCAACATCACGCCTTGCCTGCATACTGCGCCATCCGAGCAGGTTAGGGATTGCCGCCTGACCCTGCGACTGGTAAGGAGCAAGCGTAGACGCCATGCGGATGAAACGAGTGTGCTCAGATGCATCACCAACCATTGCGCGACGAACTGGAGGATTTACTTGACCATAGGGAGAAGTGGGCATTTTGTTTTAGGAACAAGAAGATAATGAGTCTACCTGACGACTTCGCTCAACTGCTCCAGACATACAAGGATAACTACGCAGCATATCGCGTAACTGGAAATATCTCCCAGAAAGCGATTGCTGATTCCGCCCTTGACGCAATCAAGCAAACGATCAATAATGGTCAAACCATGCTTGATGACAATACAAAGCGGATCGAGGAGTTCCTTGACAAGTATTCTAACGAAAACCCTCAGATTGAAGAACTTCACAAAAAGTCCCAGTCAATCCAGAAGATTGGTCCTGCGCTGGAGGATGAGTACAATGTGTCAAAGCGTCTGAAGGAAGCGCCTCAGGTTCAACCTCTGTCAGATACAACTCTTTACATAAAGGGCGCTGTAGTGATTGGTCTGCTGATTATTGTGGGCATCGTAGGCGCTTTGTAACCGCCCTTCCACATAAGAACGAAAAAGAAGACGATTGAAAGGAGTGCCAGACTTAGACCGTACCAGAAAAAGACCGCCTTGAACTTGGCGTCCTCATGAGAATGAAGAGCGCGGAGTGTTTCAACTTGATCTACATCTCCAATCATCGCAGTGTAGTCTTTCTGGATTGCCACAAGTTTCTTCAGTAGGTCATTACGAAGCGCTTCCACATGTCCCGCTGTTTCCTTGACCTTTGAAAGTTCAGTCAGCATCTCGTTGAGGATTTCTGACAGTTCAAGGTTTACTTCTTTGAGATGTTCGACATCAGGATTAGGAGAAGCGATCAGAGCGTCGTACTCCTTCTTTTTGTCGCTGTAGTTTTTCTCTAGACCGTCCATTATTACTCTGCAGCATTTACATTTTCAACACAATGGCGATAATACAGACTGCGACCCGCGGTATCTGAGTGGCGAGTCACCTCGATGACATCTCCGGGAATAGCACCAATCCACTTGACCATTGTGTCCTGCGAATCGATCGCGGGCAGCGGTTCGGGGGAAGAGATCTTGTACAACTCGAAGATCTTCGCCTTCTCCTCCTCGGAGAGGATACGGTGTGGCATTGCCATGCGGTGAGTCGTGATATCGAACTGCAACTGCCAGATGTGGAAGAACGTTAGGCGGTTCTTGGAGTGCGACTTGACCAATCGAAGAACATTATCTGAAGGCGCTGACATTGCTACAATCACGATTCCCGTGGTATGTCCGTTCTCTTCTGCAAATGCGATGATATTTGTGATGTCACCTGCAAGAACCTTATCCTTCTTGCTGAAGCAGACAAGAATGGTCCCGATGGTGTAGAGTTTGACCTTCTCCATCTTCTTGTTGTCGGTCGTGATCGATTCGGTTGCTGTGTCCAACTTACGGCGCTCAAACATGGTTCGCAGAGTAGACAGCGCGGTCTCGATACGATTGTCTTCCTCCATTTGTGTATCCTCTCTTCTTACAGAATACACCATTCGTTTTTTTCGAGCACTTGAACAATGAAGCAGTGGGTTTGGTTTTTACTTGCTCTTTTGGTTGTTGCGTTCGTCATGAAACTGCTGCCCGGAACTGAAAAGTTCTACGGCGGACCCCCTGAGTCAAAGTTGATTGACACAAGTCAGCAGAAGCGGGCGATGGCGCTTGAGGATTCATCGTACGCTCAGCGGACTAACCACTTTGTGATCCCTGGAGATGTTGGCGAGGCGCCCGGAATGAGCACACCATGGCAAGTCAACCAGTGGAGTTCTAAACTTTAATCGATCTAGTTACTAATGAGGGGAAAGGGACAGTGTGGGTCAAAAGCAGCATGTGACGATGACGCGTACCTTGCTGATATGAAGAAGAAGACCGAAGCAATGAAAAAGGACCAAGACATGCGTATGAAGAAGGAGATGAAGGGCGTTGCTGATGAGATAAAACGATCTAAAAAGTTAGGTGAAATGATCACCAACCCGATGCACAAGGATACAACTCTTGAGGAATTGAATAACCTTGGCGGTCGTAAGACCCGCAGGCGAAGGCGTCGTCGTCACACTCGTCGTCGTTAAATATCCAACGCCATCATCTTAGGAGTTAGAGGTTCGGGTTTCGTACCGTTCTCACGGTGGCGAATCACATCGTCCCAGAACGCCTCCATGTCAGGAAGGTGGGTTGGCAACCACTCGGGATCCTTGGGAACAAAGTCCTTCTTGATATCCGTGAGAATCCAATAGACATACTGATGCTCATCTGTTAGGGTGCACTGCCACTCATGGAGGTCAAGGTTGTCGGGTTTGTAGTCAACATTGTCTGCCACTGCAAAGACTCCCTTCTTAAGGGTACTCTCGTCCCACGCT